ATGACCTTTGACTGGGGTGACAAAGACATCTTTTTTGAGTATGTCTTCCAATTTGACATCTCCAGTTTATTCACTCAACCATGTGTGGTCAATCAGATCATCATTGGAAAAATACATCCATCAGATTATGAAACAAATCCACTCCCATCAACATCATGGTTGAGACCATTGCAGATTCAGGGAGTGAAAGGATCTAATCCACCAGAGGCATTTGCAGGACCATTCTGTCCAGGGACCTATGACTATTTACTTTGCACCATGGACACAAATGGAACATTGAATCCAATGGTAGGGACTATCATTGCTTTCCTGGATCCATTCCCCTATGGAATCAACAATCTTTTGGAAGATAATGGTGTCAATGCATCATCAACTGGATTCATTCAACTGGATGCAGTCCAGATCTATGATGTGGATCCTAACTTCTCCAATGGACCAACAACATTCAAAGTGGATGTCACATCTTTGCCAGTGGGCAAATATCAAATCTGTGGTCTATTCATGAAAAAACCTTAAACTGATGGCCTACTTCTCATCATACCAAGATGGAGCAAACATCTTCTGTGACAACACACCAACCTGTGAGGTCTCATCCTGCCTGGACAGAATAGTCTGCAGTGAATTTGAGATCATTCAATGTGGGGTCCCAGGTGACCCAAACAATCCATGTGGACTGGCAGTGGTCAACAATGGACTACTTCTTTGTGATTGTGATCAGACATGGAATTGTGGATCATGTGGCAATGATCTTTTATTTTATAACATCATTAATCTCTCTGATGATCTAATATTCCAATTCCAACAAATTGATAGTTTGAATGGTCAGGATCCCAATGTCCCACCAGTATTTGGGTGGGACCCATTTGGTTTGGTGGATGCCTACATCCATGATTGTTGTAGTGGAGATTTCCTATTGGATGGACTTGGGAATCCGATCTCATTGACAATGTATTCCACAGAGTATTTTGTTGGAATGTTTCCTGTCTATGACTACAAAGGTGATGTCACCTGGAGAAATATTCAACAGATTAGAGTCGATGATCTATTGAATCTCCAGTCAGATCTATTGACTCAATTCCCAAATAGTGGTGGATGCTTTTATTTGTCATTTAGTTTCTATCCAAGTGATATTGATCAAACTTATTCCCTTTGTACGGAGCCATACAAGTTTGAGCAATGCACAGAAAAAAATGACACCATTCTACTGGAAGGAAATTTTGGTGAATTTGATTGTTTTGGATATTACTATGGATCAAATCCAGATGACGTGGTGGTCCTGGGGAATTTTTTCCCATTTGTCAATCAATATAGGGTCAAAGGATCTTTTGAGATGCAGTCATTTGAGATCATCAAAGATTTTGTGGGGACCACATTGAAGACAACATCCTCCACCATGACAGAGAAATGGTTGATGAGAACATATCATGTCCCACAAAGGGTGGCCAAAATAATTGCAAACATCTGCAATGGATCCAGAGTCTATGTCAACTCCTATGAGATTGTGGTGGATGGAGATATTGCAAAAAACAATGAGGTGGGTGATCAATGGTGGATTGATGTTGCCATGAGAAGAGTGGATTGTTCAAAAACATATTCCTGTAACTATTAAAAATCAAAAAGATGTTTGAAATTGAAATTCTCAACCAGAATTTAGGTAAAATAAAAAGACCAAAACACTTTGACCAATGGGTGAGAGTGAGAGACACCATGTTTGTCCATACCAGAGGCAAAAGTCCTGGATTGATCCTCACATCCAGAAGACCAAATGAGGATCCAGAAATTCAAAAATACAGACTATCCATCTATGAACCCATCACCAAAGGGTCCATGAACAGGGCCATTGATAAACTATATAGAATCTTTGGATCTGCCAACTTCTCAATTCAGGTAAGTGAGGAACTCTCATCCTATTTGGATCAAAAAAAATTCAGTGGTCAATTTTTTTATTCATATATTCAAAAATATGTAGTCAGGAGAATGATTGAGGATCCCAATGGATTTTTGGTCTGGATCCCAGAAGGTGAAGGAATGGTGGATTCATCTCAAAAAGTGGAGGTCAAACCTATCATTGTGAACTCTGATGAGATCTACTATTTGTCTGATGATGCCATCACCTGGGAGGCAGAGGATGAACATTCAATGATCAGAGAATATGGAAGACTGGTGGAGAAGGGTGAGGTCTACTACACCCTGACAAAAACAGAATTTTGGAGACATGAACAGATTGGAACAAAATCTGATAAAAGTTTTAAACTCACCCTGGTCTACACTCATAACATAGGTTCTCTCCCTGCAATAGTGATGGGTGGTGACTACACTGATGATGGATATTTTGACTCATATTTTTCTGCCTTTGTCCCTTTTGGCAATGAGGCCATCAGACAATATAGTGATTGGCAGGGAGTGATGACCACATCATGTTTCCCCTACAGAGAGGAACAGGCAGAGTCATGCTCTGCACCTGGATGCAGGGATGGTTTTTGTTGGAATTCAGATAGTGAGGAGAATGTGGCCTGTAGAATATGCAAAGGAACAGGAAGAGTGATCACCAGATCACCCTTTGGAGTATTTTTGAGGGAGAAGGGGAACTCCATTTTGGATGGTGGGCAGTCTGGACCATCAGATCCCATGATCAGATTCATTGGACCACCAGTGGATGTGATTCAATATTCTGGCAATGCCTGGGAGACTCTTCTCAAAAAGGCAGAGGAGGCACTCCATCTCAACACCATTGATGAGTCACAGAGTGGAACTGCAAAGATGATTGACAGAGAGGACTCATTCATGGTCCTAACAAAAATCTCCAACAACATCTTTGATGAGATCATTTACAAATCACTTCAATTCATTGAAAAATATAGGAATGTGAGTGATCCAATGGATCCATTGATCATCAAACCTATCTCATTTTCCATGAAGACAGAAGAGGATTTGATTAATGAGATCAACCAACTGACTGACAAAAATGCCCCAGTGGCCTTTTTGGTAGAGACAACTAAGGATTTGGCAAAAAAGAGATTTAGTGGCAATAAGTCCATCTCCAGGATGGTGGAGATACTGGTGTCATACGATCCCATTTATCACATCAACTCAAAAGATAAGCAGGTACTTTTGGCCTCTGGCATTATCAAAAAAGATGATATTATAAAATCCCTTTTTGCCTACAAAATACTCATGAAATTGGTCACTGACAAAGGGAACACCTATTTGGAGAATCAACTTTCCACCATCTTTGCAGATCTGGACAGAGAACTTCAACCCATCGTCAACTCCTATGTTGGTGGTAATGTGATAGAACTGGCCCCTATAATCTAAAAAATTGGAGACATTCTCAACAGACATCCAGAGTCTGATCAATAAAAAGATCAAACTTATAAGTGGAGCAGACAAATCACTCTTCCAGAATTTCTCACAAATTGAAAAAAACATTGTGGATGGGGTGATGAAGCAGGTCAAAAAGATGAACATCAAAGATGGAGTGATCCTTTTTGATGATAAAAACATCTCAATGGTCAATGCCATCAACAAAGTCATTGCAGATGCCATCCAGGATTCATCCTATCCAAAAAATGTAAAGAACTACATCTCATCCTTTGACACCATCAAAGAGATGAATGTGGACATCCACAAAGATGTCAATGATCTGGATCCTGCAGAGATTGCAGAAAAACTCAACAACGTGCAGAAGACCAATGTGAACAATGTTTTGGACAACCTGGTCAGAAATGGGATGGAACAGGGATTTGTGGAACCAGTCAAACAGGGTATATTCAAAAATATTGTTGGAGGAATGAACCTGGAGGAATTTCAAAACTACCTGGAGACAACCATCCTATCTGATCCACTTAAACAGGGTCAATTCAAAAGATATGTGACTCAAATCTCCAGGGATGCCCTCAACCAATATGATGGGCAGATCAACCAACTAATTGCCCAGGATCTGGGACTGGATGCCTACAGATATGTGGGAAGTTTGATTGATGATTCCAGACCCCAATGCAGAAGATGGGTGGGCAAAGAGATCCTCCTAAAAGATGAACTTTCTAATGAGATCACCTGGGCCTTCAACAATGGATCTGGTATGATTCCAGGAACCAACACAGACAACTTTGCCACCTACAGGGGTGGATATTCCTGTAGACATTCAGCCATCCCATTCAAAATGACCAAAAGGGAGAGGGAGGAATATGATAAAATGGTGGCAGGTCAAATCATAGAGGAGGAGACTGCAGTGGATCAACAGATCAAAGAGATCAAAAATGATGTCCAGATCACTGCAAAAGAGAGGGCAAAGGCATTGGGGAACCAGGAACTGGATCAGTCTCTGTTCATCTCATCTCAATCCAAACAGGTCAATGATTCCTATAATTTAGTTATGGAAGGATCAGATGGGGCCAATGAAGTGGCCAACAAAAAAAACACCTTGGTGACTTTAAAAAATGATGCGGAGAATAGATCTGAATTGGCATCTCAAAAAACACTCAATGGAACAAAAAATCAGGGAAGATATTTGCCAAAAATTGACAAAAACACAAATGGTCATTGTGCAGTCAATGGAAGATATATGCAAATAATGTGGAAAGAGGGTTATGTTTGCGAATTCAAACCCATTCAAATGGACACTGAATTTGACAGACTGATTCAAATGGAGAAGGATGGCAAAGTCAGAATCATGAGTGACATGAAAGGAGACAATAATACACAGAGAATCATTGCAGTGATAGAACCAAAGACTGGAAATGTTTTGGCATCAATCTCAAAAAAAGCCCAAACATTCAAATGGTGGTCTATGTCTTCTGCAGGAGTGGCCAATAGGGGAGTGAGAAACATTGCACCCACCATCACCCATGAGAGTGGTCATCTCATTCAATTTGACAAAGATCCAGAGGTCTTATTTAGTGGAAATAACATGGGAGGATCTATGAGAAAATATCAATTGACCCTCAAAGATTCTCCAACAGAATATGGTGAGGCCAACAAAAAAGAATTTTTCACAGAGGCATACACCTTTTATACCTATGACAGAAAGGGACTTAAAACAAATCATCCCAAAGTCTTTGCCTGGTTTGAGGACTATGCCCAGTCAATAGGAATTAAACTTGATACCATAATAGAAACAAAATGAGAATAGACCAAATTCAATCCCTGTCTGAATTGACAGAACAGGCAGTACAGATTGGTGACATGGAGTCACTGGTGAACATCTACAAAATCATCCTACAGGCAGAGATTGACAATCCATTTATCAATCCAGAAGGATCAGAATGGTTTTGGGTCCAGGTCCCACCTGATATGTGGGAGGGAATACAAAAACAGGCAGAAAATATTTAAACTATAAACTTAAAAAAAACTATGACAACATTCAATCAGTATGTTAGTGTGATGAACACAAAAAATGGGAAAGTCTGTAAGATGACCCATATTGCAGTGAACATCCTCAAAAAACAAAAAAAATGGATCAACCTGGAAATCCTGGAGACTCCTCCACCTATAATCCAGAACACACCTATCAAAGGCAAATTCAAAAAACAACCAGAATCAACAGAAACAACAACTCAAAACACAACAGAAGATGAAAAACTTTGAAACATTCCTCAAAAAAATTGGTGTCAAATCTGACATGATTATCAAACTATCCAGTGATGAAGACATCCAAGTGGATGAACTGGCAAAATCCTGGAAGGACTCATGGAAGGAAGTCCTATCAAATGATCCAGAATTCATTCAACCCATCAAAGATGAGATCAAAGGGACAGAACTCTCCAAAATGGAACACAAAATCAAAAAGACATTTGGTCTGACTTCAGAAGAGATCAAAGACAAAAAGTTTGAGGAGATCCTGGCACTGGCCCAGGATAAATCAAAGACCACATCATCTTCCACTTCAGATGAACTCCAGACAAAAGTGATGGAACTGACCAGGGAAAATAAAAAATTAATGGAGGAAGTCATTCCACAAAAGGAACAGGAGGCCAAAGATGTCCTAAAAAGTTACAAAAAAGACATTGCCATCAAATCCATCCTTGGATCAAAATCATTGATTGTGAAACCAGAGGTGGTCTATCCTGCCATCCAGAGTCATCTGAATTCCTTTTATGATATTGACATGAATGATGATGGATCTTTCATAGTCAAAACAAAGGCAGGACTGAACCCACTCAACCAGGATGGGACAAAGGTGATGTCATTTGAGGAGATTCTGGAGACCCAATTGAGAGATCTCAATGTGATCAAACAATCCAATGGAACACCAGATCCAACACCAAACAGGGCGAGAACACAGACTCTCCAGGCAGAGGGAGGTGAGGCCAAATTCCATCTTCCAGGTCTGAAGGCAGCGCAGGAAAATGTTGATAAAATGTCCCAGATGAGAACATTTGGTAAATAATTTTACTATATTTGGAACCTGGGTCCTGGTCAGACCAAAAATGACCACCTGTGGAATGTGATCCAAAAATCACAACAGGGGATTCAGCCAACCCAAAAATGGCATCATCAAAACCAGTAATGGTGGAGAATGATTCTGTTTTCGGGTTTTTTTTTTGGTCCCAAACCAATTCAAAATTCACTAACATTCTAACTTAAAAAACTGCTAAAAAAATGGCATACACACAAGGCCTTTGTAGTAAACTACAGGCCAACCTTAATGATATTGCAGGGATGAACTCTCCCTCCTTAAAAAGACAAAAAGTAGGGTACACTGATGCACTCATGTCCGAGATCAACAGATCACAGATGATGGCACAAATAGTACCAACTAATGGAAAATTCCGACAAGTGCAGGTGAACTGGGTGGCCCAGGCTTGTGATGATGTTGTATTGGATGATTGTGTGTTGAACTGCACACCAGAAATCAATCCTGCACCAAAAGAGACAATCATCTCTGAATTCAATTGCCTAAAGTACAAAATGGGATTTGATGAAATGGAGATGAGAAAACTATGTGAGGCAGACAATTTATGGGTGGGTCAAAACATTATGAATGCAATGAATGCAATCAATGTCTCTTTAGAGAAGGCACTTTTGGCAGGACAGGCATTGAACTATGGATCTGATGCATCAGGAGTCACTTCTCACCCTGTACCATTGTTTACATCAACTGGATCACCAAATCCAATGGCATGGGCCTATGTGAAACACATCTATGAAGAGATGGGAGCCATGGGAACACCATTGTTGGTTGGTGGTGGAAACTTTGACCTATTTGCAAAGGCACAACAAATTGCCTGTTGCAATTCTGGTGGAATGGATCTATCACGAATGACTGGTGATGCGTATTTCTATCATTCACCATCTGCATCAACTTTGTGGGGATCCACCATGTTTGCTGCTATTGCACCAGGATCTGTTCAGTTAATTACATGGAACAAATATGTGGGTGACTATGCAAAAAGAAATGACTCATTTGAACATGGAACCATTGTTGATCCATTCACTGGATTGGTCTATGACTTAAAAACAAGTTATGATGATTGCACTGAAAAATGGTTTGTTGAACTTAGTTTGAATTACAATCAATTCTTTGTGCCACAAAATTCATCATGTGCAGATGCAGACATCAATGGAACTCTATCTTTTGAAGATTGCAGCACTGACCAAGGAATTGTTTGTCCAGGTTAATTAATTAATAAAAAAAAAGGAGGAAAAATATCATGGCAATATGCAACACATTATGTGCCCCAGATCTACCAGAATCATACACTGGAGGATGTGGCATCACTACCAGACCAGGTGGAATAAAACAAATAATCTTCATCAAATGTGATGAAACATGGGACTGGACTCTTCGGTCTGCCTGGATCACTGCAGTCGCTGCAAACAATGCAGTCTTCTCTGGATTGATTTTGGGTCAAAAACCAAAAGGATCATTCACCAAAAAAAGGGTGGCATCATGTCAACCAGAATCAGTGGTTGGTGGTGAGAAGACTCTCACATTCCAGGACTACAACACAGATTCAACACCTGGTGGTTGTGCAGTTTATGACTTTTGGAATACATTCCAGAGTCAGTCATCTAATTACAAAATGGGATATTATTCCTGTGATGGTTATTTCTATGGCCCCATCAACGATTTCACTATTGAAATTGATGAGGTGATTGAAGACAACAACACAGGGTCAACCTATCTTGATGGGTCACTGGCATGGAACTCAATCACAATGATCTGCCCAGTGGTGGTGGATTTGGATGGTTTGTAGTCCACTGACTAACTCGTTTAAATATTAAAGGGACCCAGGATTTGATTCTTTGGGTCCCTTTATTATTTTTGATAAAATTTAAACAATAAAATCATGATAAACGAAAAACCAAAACTGGAAAATATCAACCCAGTGGTCATTGCTGCAGTGGATGCCATTCACTATGGAATAGGGAGATCCTATGACATCACCATTTTGGTGGGACAGGTAGATGATGACACATGGCCCATCTATTCAATGCAGGGAAGAGACACAAAAGGACTCAATCAGGTAAGGAAAAAAATGGGACTTTTTACCCTGGCAGAAAATGAATCAATCTCTGTAGTCCAGGAATCCTGGAAAGAGACACTCTGCAATGGTGAATCTGTTGTTCTACTTTTTAATAAGTATGCCTATAGGTATAAAGAAAACAAAGAGATTCAGGGAATGTTCAATTGGTTGAAAGAGACCTATCCCAATATCATTGTGGAAAAATGTGAGAATCCAAAATATGACACTTTTTTGATCAGTGGAACATTCACACAAGGAATGGAGATCCCATCACCATCACCAATGGTGGAGGAACCATACAACCCACCATTTCCAGAACTGACTGAAGATCCAGAGTCATGAGTAAAATATTCACCTATCTGATCATCCATTGCACTGCCACTCCAGAAGGGAGGCAAGTGACACCACAGACTATCAGAAAGTGGCACACTGCACCAAAACCATTGGGCAGAGGATGGAAGCAGGTAGGATATTCAGATGTCATCCTTTTGGATGGATCCAGACACAAATTTGTCAAACACAACTTCGACAAATGGATTGATGGTGAAGAGATCACCAATGGGGTGGCAGGAATGAATTCCATCTCCAGGCATCTCTGTTATGTTGGAGGACTGGCACAGGATAAAAAGACTGCAAAAAATACATTGACAGATGCCCAAAATGCAACAATGTCAACTATCATTGCAGAGGTTCTATCCTACAATCCAGATGTGATCATTGCAGGTCACAATCAATTTGACAATAAATCCTGCCCATCATTCTTTGTCCCAGACTACCTGGTCAACAAATGCCTGGTCAAAATATCTGATAAAAATATCTACAAAATAGATCCATTTAACTATGCTCCCAAATTGTCTCAATGACTTCATTGGAGTGAGATGTCTCACCCAAAGTCCAAAATCAGGATTCTACATCAATGATCTGGAAGGACTGAATCTTCGATATGCTGCAGACATAGTGGATTCAGACCATGTCTCTGGACTTGAATTTCTCAAATCCAAAATCTATTTTGCCACCAGTCTGGTCCTGGCAGATTTGACAACCTATGCCCTGCCATACTTCAGAATGAAGTCCATCTTGGATGAGATCCT